AACTGAGTTATCCGATCCGTTCGCAGTCAATCCGCTGAAATATGGTTCTTCTGAAATAGACCCTGACCCAGTTGTCGCGCTGCTGAAGCTTCGCAATGAGATTTACGCGCTGAACCGATACACCATTGAAGTCTTTGATAACGTAGGCGGAGACCTATTCCCGTTCCAGCGCATTGATGGCGCACAGATTGAAAAGGGCGTTGTCGGCACCCATGCTTGCTGCGTCTACATGGAAACAGTCGCATTCTTGGGTAGCGGCTTCAACGAGCAGCCTGGTGTTTACTTAGGCGCGAATGCTCAGGCGAAGAAGATTAGCACTCAAGAAATTGATATGCTGCTGCTGAACTATACCGAAGCGGAATTGGCAACTGTAAAGCTAGAAGCACGCAACGATAGGGCGCATGAGCATCTCTACATCCACCTTCCCGATCGCACGATTGTATTCGACGCATCTGCAACAAGAGAATTGGGCGCTCCAGTTTGGTTCACCTTAACGAGCAGCCTTACTGGTTTCAGCCAGTATCGCGCACGCAATTTGGTATGGTGCTATGACAAATGGTTGGTTGGTGACCCATTGAGCAGCAACATTGGATTCATGACGCAGGACGTTTCCTCGCACTACGGGCAAACTGTGCGCTGGGAATTTGGCACAACCATTCTTTATAATGAAGGGCGTGGCGCTATTGTGCAGAACCTAGAGCTAGTTGGCTTGACGGGTTCGGTAGCATTTGGCGAAGACCCAACCATCAACACAAGCTATTCCATCGATGGGCAGACTTGGAGTCAGCAAAAGGTTATCCGCGCTGGTTCGCTAGGGCAAAGAGCGAAGCGGCTAGTATGGTTCCAACAGGGCTGGATGCGTAACTGGCGCATTCAAAGGTTCCAAGGCAACAGTGACGCGCATATGTCTTTTGCTCGACTTGAAGCGCAGATAGAGCCATTGGCGTTCTAATGGCTAGGAATCCTAAACGCCTCGGACTAACTCGCGATCAGTTCGCTTCGTTCCTTAACGACTTCGAGCAGATTAAGCAGTTCGAAAACCTATTTGCGTCTGTTGACGAAATTAGCAACTTCTCGATTGATGAAGTCAGCATTGCTGCGGATAACGCTGGCGCAACGGCTAACGATGCGTTGGCGCAGATTAGTTTCATCGCACAAGAGACTCAGCTTCTTGCATTGGCTCCACCAGACTTGGGAGGCACAGTCACTAGCGTTGACGTATCTGGCGGCACGACTGGCCTAACAACTTCGGGTGGCCCAATCACCACTAGCGGCACAATAACCATAGGCGGAACGCTTGCTATAGCTAATGGCGGCACGAACAGCACTGCGACTCCAACGGCTGGTGGAATAGCTTATGGAACTGGAACCGCTTATGCTTTTAGTTCTGCTGGAACGGCTGGGCAATTTTTGACATCAACTGGCGGCGGGACGCCAACATGGTCTACAGCATCATCGCCATTCGGTAATCCAGCCTATTGGGGTAGTTTCTGGGATACAACAGATCAATCGGCGGTGGCTGCTAACACGGCTTATGCCGTAACTCTTAATTCAGCCGATCCATCAAATAATGGCACAACTGTTGTCTCAGGCAGTCGCGTGACATTTGCTCATGCTGGTATCTACAGCCTAATCTTCTCAATCCAATTCATGAACACGGACAACCAAATTCATGATGCGAATGTATGGCTTAAAAAGAACGGGACTAATATTCCAGACACCGACACCAAGTTAAGCATTCAAAATAAACATGGCTCTATCAATGGCTATGGATTGATGACTGTCAATTTTGTGCTTTCGCTTGCCGCTGGTGATTACATTGAAATGTTTTGGGCGGCAACGAACACATCAATTTCCATTCAGTCTGAGCCAGCCGGAACAACTCCTGTAACGCCATCTGTTCCAGGCGTTGTCTTTACGGCTGTCAATGCTCCACATATCGGCATTGGCTACGCTGGTGTTGCATCAACTACATCGATGACAATCGGCACTGGCTCTAAGACATTTACAACAAACGTCAGCAGCACCGATACAGCGTTCACAGTCGGAAACCGCGTCCGTCTGATCTATGACGCTACCAACTATATGGAAGGCACAATTACAGCCTTCAGCAGCACTAGCATGACAGTCGATGTCGATACGACTGCTGGATCGGGAACATATGCTACATGGAGCGTTGGTCTCACGGGCGTAGTTAATACTGGCGTCACATCATTCAGCGGAGGAAGCACTGGCCTGACTCCTGCAACTGCAACATCTGGCGCAGTGACATTGGCTGGGACTCTTGGCGTTGGATATGGCGGCACAGGACAGACATCCTACACCAACGGCCAGCTTCTGATTGGTAACACCACAGGCAATACGCTGACCAAGGCTACGCTAACGGCAGGAACAAACGTCAGTATTACCAATGGCGCAGGTTCTATCACGATTAATGCGACTGACCAATATGTCGGCACAGTCACCTCAGTTTCAGTTACCAGTGGGAACGGCTTTGCAGGCACTGTTGCCAATGCAACGACAACCCCTGCAATCACGCTATCGACCACTGTCACAGGTCTTGTGAAGGGCAACGGCACTGCGCTTTCCGCTGCATCGGCTGGCACTGATTATGTTGCGCCTGGAGCGATTACCACAAGCGGCTTAACGATGTCCACGGGGCGGCTGCTGGGCCGCACAACGGCAAGCTCTGGCGCGGTGGAGGAAATTACTGTCGGCACTGGGCTATCGCTCACCGCAGGCACGCTTTCCAACAGTGCTCCCGATCAAACTGTTGTGTTAACCGCTGGCACTGGCATTTCCGTTTCAGGCACATATCCATCGTTCACAATAACGAATACAGCGCCTGACCAAATAGTTTCGCTGACGGGCGCTGGAACGACTGTTGTCACTGGAACATATCCCAGCTTCACGATTACATCAAATGACCAGTATGTCGGAACTGTAACGAGCGTTAGCGGCACAGGCACTGTCAACGGCATAACGCTCACTGGTTCAGTAACTAGCAGCGGCTCTTTGACGCTAGGCGGAACGCTTGGTGGGATTGCCAACAGTCAACTAACAAACTCATCCATTACGATTAATGGCTCTGCAATCAGCCTTGGCGGTTCCGTTTCGGTTGGGACTGTTACTAGTGTCAGCGGCACTGGAAGCGTCAACGGCATCACTTTGACGGGCAGTGTCACATCTACTGGCAGTTTAACGCTTGGAGGCGCTCTTTCGGGTGTCAGCCTTACAACGCAAGTCACAGGCACACTTCCTACAGGCAATGGCGGCACAGGCACAGCCACGACTTTCACATCTGGCTCAATCATTTTTGCGGGTGCATCTGGCGTCTATTCGCAGGATAACGCAAACCTCAATTGGGATGATACCAATAACACGCTCGGCGTTGGTCGCACTGCGGCTTCTAACGTCCGTGTTTATTCCAAGGGTGGAACGACTGGAGGCGGCGCATTCTCTTATTATGGCGAGAATAGCGCAGGGACAGGTTGCTTCGGCATACGCGACGATGGAGCATTCTATTCTGGTCAAGCATCTCTTTCGCCTTACAACCTGACAACTGCGGCAGCGGCTAACCTTGTCGTTGCTGCGGACTATTATCTGTATCGCTCAACTTCTTCGGCGCGTTACAAGAAGAACATCGTTGATTATGATCGCGGGTTGGCTGCGGTTAGAAAACTTCGCGCTGTATATTACGAAGGTAAAGGCGAGATAGACGAAGGACAGCGATTTGCTGGTTTTGTTGCAGAAGAAGTTTATGATAGTGGCTTAACCGAATTTGTTGTATTGGACAAAGAAGGCAAGCCGGACGCATTGCATTATGGAAACATGGCAGCATTATTTGCGTCTGCTATAGATGAAATTGCACTAAAGCTTGAACGTATTGAAGCCGCATTGGGGATAGAAGATGGCGATAACAGTTAAGGCTCTGATTCCTGCTAAAGCAGCGGAGAATAGTCAGACAACGCAATACACGGCGGCTAATTGTCGTGCGATTATCGACAAGTTCACGGCAACCAATACGAGCGGCTCTAACGCCTCTTTGAGCGTCAACATCGTTGCGTCTGGTGGTTCAGTTGCAAGCTCTAACTTGATTGTTGACACCCGCACTCTTGCGCCAGATGAAACCTATACGTTCCCTGAACTGGTTGGACAGGTGCTAGATAACAATTCGTTTATTTCTACTATTGCCAGCGCATCCAGTGCATTAACAATCCGCGCATCTGGTCGGGAGATTACGTCATGAAGAAGCCAATGATTATGATTGAAGGTTTTGCTGGTCTGCGTGAAAGCGAACCATTCATCACCACCGCTGAGAACAAGAAGAACACCAAGCTTGTGATCGATGATTGGATGCTTGGCCCTGAGAATCCCAGCAACGAACGCGGCGCTAATCCTGAATACTGGATTGCCCTTGGCAAAGCCATGCAAGTGGATGAGGCTGAAGCTCGTCGCCGCCGCTGCTCGAACTGCGAGTATTACGACAACAGCACCATGACGCAAGCCAAGATGGACAAGATTCCTTGGAATGAATGGGATGTTGACGCTGGATTCCGTGGCTATTGCCACAAGTTCGAGTTCATCTGTCACGATCTTCGCTCTTGTCAATCACAAGAAGAACGAGAGTTTGAATTTGAAGATTGATTGTGATATGGTTTTGCCACAGAGCATTAAGAGCAGCCTGTGGCTCTCCATTTTAAGAGATTAAAATGACAAATGATAATGCCCATCCCGCAACAGACTTGACTTCTCATGGAAGGGTTGTCCTGCCCGTCATTCGTCATGCGACCATTGAGGACGCTGAACAGATTGCAGTGCTTGGCGCGATATTTCATGAAGAAGCGTTCTGGGATGACATTCTGGATTACGACATCGACGATTGCATCGTTTCTCTGGAAGGCTTTATCGGTCAGCCTAATTTCATTTGCATGGTTGCTGATGTCGGCGGAAGATTTGTTTCATTTGGTTCGCTTGTTCTAAGCCCAGTATATTTCAATCATTCGCATATCTCTTGCGAGGAACTGTTCTGGTGGGCCGATCCTGAATCTAACTATCCTGGCATTGGCATGAAATTGAAAAAGCAGATGGAGGAAGAAGCCAAAAATCGCGGCGCTCTTTCGATCCAAATGAAGTCGATTGACGCATTGAATGGCGACAGGATGGCAAATCTTTATATCCGCAATGGATACAGACGAAGCGAACATTCATTTATAAAGAGGCTGGTTTAACATGGCTATTGGAACAGCGGCAGCAATCGCCCTTGGCGTTGGCGCACTTGGCAGTGCGGGTATTGGTGCAGCGTCAGCAAGTAAGGCTGGTAAGATACAGGCACGGGCTGCTGAAGCAGGAACCGCAGAACAACGAGCGGCGCGTGAAGAAATGCGCCGTTTGCTTCAGCCTTATGTTGCCGCTGGTGGCCCTGCATTAGAGGCTCAGATGGCGTCACTAGGTCTTGCTGGCCCAGAAGCTCAACAAGCGTTTGTGGCTCAACAAGAGCAAAGCCCAGCATTTCAGGCACTCGCACGACAGCAGGAAGAAGCTATCCGACAGAACGCATCGGCAACTGGTGGCCTTCGTGGTGGCAATATTCAAGGCGCATTGGCTCAGTTTCGCCCTGCATTGCTGAATCAGTTCCTTACGCAGCAATATGATCGATTGGGCGGATTGACGGCACTTGGTCAGCAATCGGCTGCTGGCGTTGGAACGTCTGGTATGCAATCGGCTAACGCCATTTCTGGTCTATTGGGTGAAGCTGGCGCTGCAAGGGCTGGCGCTGCATTGGGTGTTGGTCAAGCTCTAAGTGGGCCATTCAATCTAGCATCAACAATCGGCGGTATGGCTGCTGCTAAAAACATGGGTATACTTCCTCCCATCCGTCAACCTACAGGAATATGATAAAATGGTGCAACCTTTCGATTACACACTGAAAACACCATCTACCACAGAATCATTTCTGGCGGGTCTTCAGTCGTATCAAAATCAGCAAAAGGCAATGGCTGCACAGGCTGCGGCTGAAGCTTCTGCACGACTTGATCAAAACAAAATTGATGAGGCAAATAGATTTAGAGAACGCGCAAAAGTGGTAGCTAAAGACCCATCGCCTGAAAAATTATCTGCATTATACGCTGATTTTCCAACATTTGGTGCAGACATTGATCGATTTGCTAAAAGCTTGGGTGAGAACGACAGGCGCACATTTGGAACAATTTTCCAAGATGCTATCATTGCCAAAAGAAATGGTCGGCCTCCTGAAGAAGTTGCAGCAATTTATGCGAGAGGTGCGGATGCTGCAAAAAATTCAAATCGTCCAGATTTGGTAGAAAAGTTTAGCGTTGCTAAAGATATAGCAATGAACCCAAATATGAATGATGATTTTACTGCTCGTTCATATTTGTTCCGAATCGATCCAGACGCTTATAGGATGATTCAAGAAAGTGAAGTCAAA